CTATTCTATTGGCATCTAAACGTGGTCATTTAGAAGTAGTTAAATATTTATTGGAATTTGGCTGTGATAAAATAATTGAAAAAGATTTAAAATATAAAGTATTATGTGAAGTTAAAATCAAATTAGAAATAATGATTGACAAAAGGATAACAAATAAGTGGTTAAAAATGGAAATATTGAAAGAAATGTTTCCCATATTCACTGAATGGGAACTTTTTAAAGTTGTTTAGACTGCTCATAACAACAGTTAAAAGTCAAAGTTAAAAATGATCAGATATATGCTGAATGAGAACTTTTTGGAGTTTAAAGAACTTTATATATAATAAATAATGATACAAATTCTTACTCACGATGGAAGATTTCATGCTGATGATGTGATTGCATGTGAACTTTTAAGTATATTGGAAGATGGAAATGTTGAAATTATAAGAACTAGAGATTTAATAAACAAACATCAATGTAAATGGATAGTAGATGTTGGTGAAGAATATATTCCTACATATGGAAGATTTGACCATCATCAAGAATCGTGCAAAGAAACATGGCCAGGATGTCCCGTTTTACTTTCTAGCAGTGGTTTAGTTTTTCTCAATCTTTGGAAAAAAATACTAGAAAAACTTGGTCATCCAGACGCCACTTTCGAAGAAGCTGATATGATATATAAAACTGTATTTTTACCAATAGATGCTCACGATAATGGACAACTTGTTAGTGAATTGAATTATGCATTCAAATTTACTTGTGGATATAAAGGATATGGAGAAGGTATTACAATTGGACGAGTGATTGCTGATATGAATAATGATGATGTTAATGATGAAAAACAAAATTTGAGATTTGCTGATGCGATGAAATATTCTTTTGATAGTTTGATACCTGTTATATCAACAATGATGAAAAAATTTCGCAGAGATAAACACATGATTGAAAGTTTAAAAGAACGTCAATTCACAAATGGAATTTTGGAGTTGAATAAAGGTGATTTTATAAATAAATGGGTATTGGATAAAATTGACCCTAACAATAAGTTATATTTTACAGTATACGAGAAAAAAGAGGGAGAATGGGGTTTTAGCGCTGTGCAAGATTCAAAGTTTGTAAATAGAATAAATTTGGTCAAGGAAGATGTCACAAAATATCCCAATCTAATTTTTATTCATAAAAAATTGTTTTGCGGAAGTAGCAAAAGTAAAGAAGAAGCAATTCAAATTTGTTTAGACAGCATTAAACAGCATAAAAAGTTAAAATTGCAAAAATATTCACTGGGAGGTATTTTGGGAGTTATTGGAGCTGGTATTTTATACAATTATTTTTCATAATTCACAGATTATGAAAGCTTATTTGACAAAATATATAAATAAAATTAAAAATAAAATAATTGCAATTATTCTCAACACAAAAAGTAATTCAATATGATGAGTTAATTTTATTTTTTCTCCATACAAATGGCCAACTAACCATATAGCATTTACAACTGCCGATTCTAAAGAACTAAATGCATAATCTGATTTTCCGGCATGAGGAGAAATTGCATACACATTATCTTTTCCTTTCCATGTGTTGTATCCAACCTTTGTAAACACAAACGCATTATCTTTTGTAGCCCATTCATCTCCTTCTTTATAAACTCCAGGACTCACAATAATTTCTTCTGGGTACTTTTTAAATCTCAAAAGAAGATTCAATTGATAATACACTTCTTGTTTAATTTCTTCAAAACTAGATTGATTAGCTGTTTTATTATTGTGTCCTAGTTGGTCTAATTTAGTTATTGCAACTGAAAGGACGTTAATATTCATATAATCACTTAAATTAACAAATATTAAACCCCATTTGGATTCTTTTGCTAAACCCCATATATTGTCTATTTCTAATTTATCTTTAAAATGCAAAGTTACAGGAACATATGTTTTATATTCTGTTAACACTGCAAATTCTAACCATTTTTCATCAAATGGCTTGTACTCACTTTTGTCAACCAATTGTTTAACATGTAAAGGCGGCATTGCCAAAATAAGTTTATCATAATAAAAAGTAGAATTATTTGTTATTACTGTATCCTTTGTTATTTCTAATGCTTCAGTTTCTAATAGTACATCACATTTAATTTGCTCACTCCAATCTTTAATAAAACCATAATCATTTGGCGTTTTTGGCTGTAAAGCTGTGTAAAATATATTTTGATTAAGAAGATTTAAAAATTCCCAAAGAGTATATCGAGTAATATCAGCACCATCTGTCAATAAACAAATTCTATCAATATAATCTACACTTTCTTTGGAAAATCGTTCATCTTCCATCCATTCTTTCATTGTTTGATCCTTTCCATGGTTAGAATTAAAAAATAAAACAACATATTCTTTAAAAAAACTAAAAATTTCTCCATATGAAAGCGTTTTTACAATCTGATCTTTACCAATATTCAAGAATTGAAAATTATAAGGTGCAAAATAATCATAAAAATTAATCCCAATTGTTTTCAAATAATTTATTGTATTCACATAACTGGTCATGTATATTCTGGGTCCATGCTCAGTAAAATATCCATTTACTCTTCTAACTCGATGGCATCCACCTAAAGTTGATTCTCGTTCTAACAACAAATTATATCCAGGTAAAAGAGTTGCCAATGTCATGCCTCCTGGTCCACCACCAACAATAATATGATCATATTTCATTTAATATAGTAAATGAAAAGTTAATTACAATAAACATTATAAAATTCGAACAAAGCTTTTTTTCTCCAACCTTTCGTACATTTTTTAACTTCTTCAAAAGCTTTTTGTACTTTTTCTTCGTATGTTAAATTACTATCTATAATATCACCCAAACGGATAGTATTGTACAATTTATCTGGGAAACAAATCCAATTTCTCAAAACAGTTTTACTATAAATTTCAAATTTAAATCGTTCAAACCCAAGCGCAACTCTTTTTTCAAAATCAATGAATTCTTCTTTGGTAAAATGCTGTTTTATAAAATCATTCAAAGAAAATTCAAATCGATCGTCCGTTTTAAATTTTGCCAATAATAATGAATGAAACTTGCTAGGAGTAGAGTTTAGCAATTTATTGTTATTCATATCAGTTTTTGTTAATACTCTAACAGGGTATATTTTATCACCACAATAAATTGAGATTAACAGTGGTTTTCCTGTAACAACTTTAACAGATTTATCCCCCATGTGATCAAACAAAGGTCGCGTCATTTGATTTTCAGTCAATTCACCAATTGTGCCATTTTTCTTTATCACATATTCCCCCGAATCACAATCACAAAATTTTGGAATTTTCCACTCAGATGATGTAGGTGGAACATATTTTTGAGAAACAATATCCCAAATATAAATCAACCTCAAATTAAAATTATGTGTGACCAAAAAAGTGTATGCAAAATCATGATTCAAATCTTGAAAATCAGATTCACTTCCTTTGGACAATAAAATATTGTTCATAGTAGTTTTGCCCAAAAATAAATGTTCTCCATTAACATCATTTAATGTACACAAAAAATATGCCCGTTCAAAATCTATAAACCAAGCTTGTTCCATTGTAGCTTTGTTCAATAATTTTCTGGGTGCACTGAAAAAAGAAACTAACGTTCCTTGAGTTGCATAACTCATTGTATAAACATTTTGAATGGTGTTATTCACACAAACGTATGAATCATGTTCTTTAACACATTCTATAACAATTCCTGGTCTATTACAAATTATAGTATCTTCTATATATACTTCTCCCATTTTTGATAGATTAATCATAGTGAATTTAAAATAAAAGATAATTAAAATATATTTTCAATTATTTATTCATTTTATTTTTACAAGTTCACCAAAATCGCAATTCTGTATATTTTTTTCAATCCACTGATTCACATCAAAATGTCTTGGTTGTATCAAATCCCATTCTGTCTTAGAATCCAATAATTCTAATGATACTAATATAAAAGTAATAAGAGCACTGCACACAAACCGATTCTTTTCTCTACAATTTCCCCATTTTTTTTCAATCCCTATTCTTATTAAATCCAAAATTTTTGTATCATACGGCTTGTTATGAATAACATCATGAACCTTTGTCAATAGTTCTTGAATAACAACCTTTTCTTCATACGGGTTTAAACTGCGTTTCCAAATTTCTCCTGTATAACCAGAATAGATAGAATTCCAATCTGTTATTTGTACACCATTTATATATTCTAATCCAGATTCTAACAAATATGTTCCGATTAATTTTGGATTTATATAAATAGGGTCTTTTAATATAATACCAACATGACTAAATCTCGACCATGTTAACCATTCAATTAAGTAACTATATACACAACTTTCTCCGCGAAATAATATTATATCAAGATCATTTATTTCCATTTATTTCAAATAAAAATTTCTTTAAGCTTTTTTTTCATCATATATAAAATAATGCCTTGCACAAAAGGACGTAGCAAACATATTTTATGCAAACCACAAACTTGTGTTGATGAAGAACTTTGTCCATGCACTGTCACTGATGCTTACAGCTGCAAACCTGCCTGTGATGATGACAAAGCCAAATGCTGCTTTGGTGCCGAAGCTTTTGGTGTTATAAACCCATTAGCTGTTGTTGATGGAGTTACTGGCCTCGCCATCGATCCCCGTTTTTCATATCAAAATGTTGTTGGTGTTACTGGAGGTGCTACTGGTGCCACTGGTCTATATACTGTATCGTTTGGAGATGTTTTCTGCAATGGACGCGCTCCAGTCATTACCGCTACCGCTGATGCTGATTTCTTAGCTTATGTTGATTTTGAACAAAGTGTTTCTGGTCGTCAAGCTGTTATTGCCACTACTAATCTTGCTGGAGACTTTACAGATGCTGCTGTAAGCTTTCATGCTGTTCAACGTGGACACTGTTAAATTTCTTTTTTTCAAAATAAAAAGAAATGTTTTACTCAAAAAACGCAATTACAAAAAAAATTGCTACAAAAGACAAGAGAATAGAATATAGGGGAAGTTTTGGAAACTGTGGGATTCTTAGCACAGAAAGGTTGATAGGTTTATAAGTATGACCACGAACCAAATAACAATCTGGAATAGTTTTATAAGCAAATTTTTCAATACCTGTGTTATAAAATACATTTAGCTGTCGACCATGAGCGCAAATATACTTATGAATATACTTCTTCAGCCATACATCATCCAATTTAAGGTCCCCTTGCGTAAAGTCGGGGAATTTATGCACAACTGCGCCTTTGCGAAAGTTGTGATACGCATTACTATTTTCCTGCCGACGATTCCACGTATCACCTTCCTTTTTCCACAGACTGCAAGAATACTTTAGTTCTCCAGATGAAGGGCTAATTTCATAATATACAGTTAGTACACTTGTAAGAATCCCAGATTGTTCGTCCAGAACTTCGTTGGGATACAGTCGACAAATCTTTTTGTAATGGAAATATCCAACAGTTGTATCGTTCATTTTCAAAAATATGAAATGTCACAAATATTTTTCAACTTATTTTATTTTTTGACTAAAAAAATGTGGTTATATATAAATGAATGTTGATTCTTTATATGGTGACGCTGCACAGATTGGTAAGTGGTGGGCGGTCGTAAGTGCTGTTATAGGAACTTTTGTTGCTATAGGAATGATTATTGGAGGAATATATATAATATATCATAGATCTTATCTTCAAAGTGTTCAAGGAAAAGTAGTAAAATCAAGTTATGATTGTACCACAACCAAAACACCAACATGTAAAGTTGATATAACATATTCTGTCAACAACACAACTTACAACAAAACATTTACAAGCGCAAAAATGTATAAAGTTGGTGATACTGTTGATGTTTATTATAATCCAAATGACGTTTCTGATTCAGAAATTAATCCTCTTCCAAAATGGTTAGGTTGGGCATCAATTGGGGGCGCAATATTTGTTGTGATTTTAAGCTGGATATGGGTATGGTTAGTTAATAAATATAAATTTTTAGCTGCGGCTGAAGGGGTTAAAGGTGTGTATACTTTATTAAAATGAGTTCTCTTATTTAATTTAATAAGAGAATTATATTGTGCTGCTTAATAATATGTTACTAACTTCACTATCGTCAAGTCCTATGAATGTAGGGCCTTCAAAATATTTGTTATAATCATCTTCGTCCATTTTATCTTTGGACAATTCAATTTCTTCATTGTAAAACTGTTCATCATCAACGTCTGCGTATTCATCTTCATCTTTGTCTTTCTCTTCGTCATCTTCACCAAAGATTTTAACTCTAACACCATTGATAGAAGGAATGGTCGAAGCGGAAGTGGGTACATATTTAAAGAATATTGGTGCTTTTTGTGTTTCGCCCACTTTAGTTTTCTTATTTTTGTAATAATCGATTACATTTTTCTTAAATTCAATATATTTTGGTGGAACTAATTTCTTTCCATGACTATTAATTCTAAACCAATCCATATATTCATTATAAAAGTCTTCAGTGACTTTCAAAGTATCTTTTTTGTTCAAGGTTTCAATGACACTTGATTTAAGAAATTGCTCAAAAATGTCATTTGATTCACGATAGTTTTGTGTTGCCACTTTCACTTTTTCTGGAAGAGGATAAAGACCTTCTGTTTGATAAATCTTGAAATATTGAAGAAATACCCAATAAAAAGGGTCTTTTAATTTTTCCAATTTTTGTTTTATATCTTTATCAGGTTTAAAATGTTTCCTCATCCATTGCTCCCTAGGATCAGAAGGAGCTTCATCGTTGAATGTAGATTCAAAAGGAATAACTCTCAAACGGTTCCATGTTGGTTTATCATTCGGAGGAATGGGGGGAAGTTTGTTCATCATCAAAATCATTGTAAGCAAAATTTGCATATCACCACCTTCTTTATACAATGTTCTCACTTGAACATCATCACTTCCACTGAATAATTTTAAACTTCCAATATCCAAAGTTTCATCTTTTGATAATTCTTTAACACTACCCAAACGCTTATTTCGCGCGTTTGCAATATCGGGAGCAGCAGCACCCGCTGACTTATTACTTTGAACAACGAAACGTTCTCGTTGCAATGTAATACTATAATCACCCCACACTTTTTCAATAATTTTAAGGCAAGCAGATTTACCTGCATCACCATTATCATTTGTCATCACAAGAATCATTTTTTCTTTATTTCCAGCAACCATACAAACAGAAATTGCTTTTAAAAAGAATCTTCGTAAAATAGGGTCAACATGAATTTTTGCCCAAAAACGCATCACCGACCTTACATCTGGATGTTCCCATGTATAATCACGAAAATAAGAACCCATTTTCATTGATACATAATCTTCAGGTGTTCCTTTTCTGTGAATACCTGTTTGTAAATCATAAACACCATTTTGATCTCCAATAAGATATGGACTCTGATCTAATTTGTCTTCAAAATTTTCATCAGTAGAAAAATTTGATTTAGCCATTGCAACACAATTATTAATCAAAGATTTTGTTCCAAGTTTTGCCACATTTTTAAAACAATCTGAAAGGTGCTCTTCGCCTCTAATATATTCTCTAATATATTGTTTCAACTCATAACGAAAAACATTTTGAATCCATTTTGAATTTGGATAAGGATCCTTTTTCCAATGCCCATCATTTGTCAAAAATCTATACCAATTATCGTTTGTAGTATATTGATATTCTTTACCATATAATTCATAAGCCAAATCTGCAAGAGCACCTTCATTAAAAATTTTAATAGCCAATTCTGTTAAACTTCTATTTGTATTTCTTCTCCATTCTTCATATTCTTTTGGATTGTCTTGTTGTGCCCACCATTTCAAAGACCCCATTGTATACGGACAATTATCCAATTCAGACGCCCATTGCCAAATATTTCGCATTTGAATTCCAGTGTCAGGATTACTGAAAGCTTCAGGATCCATTTTTTCGCTAATAGTTTCCCACAATTGAAAGCCTTCTTGAGATCCTCCAGATACTGAATGTAAAGCTACCCCCAAGTTACGCCAAGCTAATCTGCCGTCAAAACGGCTAGGATCAAGCATATGACAAAGTTGCATTGCTTTTTCCAATTCAATTTCATTACTTTCACCCGTTTTTAATTCTTTTGACCATTGTGATTTTCTATTTTCACGATCTTTTATTTCTTCTTCAATCTTTTCTTTAAATGCATCAGTTGGAACCATAACTTTTATACCATCCACGTTTGTCATTAAAAATGTGTTAACGGTATCTGCACTATCTCCAATAACTGACAAATTTTTTATTTTTGTTGACCGTCCTTTCTTTCTGAAAAGAACATGTGATACGCGATACGCCATATTGTCTTTAACTGAGCCATATAAAGTCCAATTTGTTGATTCAATAGAATCCATGCATTTTTGTGCAGTTAATTGTCCTGTAAAAACATTGTCTTGATCTGCAATGTATGTAACAATTTCTCTAATTTTCTTTAATTGTAAACTCGATCCTCTAGCATAAGGAAAATGAAGATGGATCCCCAACAATTCTTCTTCCTCATCTCCCTTCTTTTTTGTTCTTATATCACGTTTTGTCAAAATATAACAAGTTAAATGCTTGTCATCAACTTGAAAATTCTTTTGAATAAAGTCTGCAAAATAATCATAAATTTTAATATATATATCTTTTATATTTAGACCATCAGACTTTGCTCGAATTACAGTTTTTAAATCAATGTCAACACGAAAAGGACTATCATCTTTATCAGGCTTTTCAGTTGCATAAAAAACAGACCGATTTTGTATATCTTTGTATATTAATTTACACATTTTAGTCAATTCTTTTTTAGGAACATAATAATTACCACCTTTGGGAAGACGCGTTGTTATAGCAGTTTCGTCTTCTCGTATTGGCCTGGGTTTAATTTTAGCGCCCTTTTTAATAACATTGCCATCAATATCAGTTACACGATATTGTTGTAAAAATTTATACAATGATGAATCAGACTGTCGTTTAATATTATCTATAAATTCGCTCTTTGTCATGATCCTGTTATCCCACTTATATTTTTACAATTTTTTTTTATTTTTTTATATTTTTTGCAAAAAAAATTTTGATTAAAGTGAAACAAAAATATAAATGTCGGGGTATCATTGTGATAATCCAGTGTTACATTCAACATTGGGCCTAAATTGTGCTTGCTATAAAAAGCACAGAATTATGAGTCATGGATCAGGAGATATTCCTGAATACAAACAAAATGGAATTTTAGAACAAAGTCGTTTTGAAGGTACCCATGATCCGTATCAAAAAGAAATGATAAGAACAAGATCTACAAGACCAAATTTATTAAAAATGGTACAACAACAACAAGACACAGTTGAATTTATTCCCGATTGGTTAGGTTGGTCAAGACATGTTTGGTCATCTATAAATTTCAATGGAGGTAAAGTAGGAATATTTACTTTGACCGTGAAATACAGTGATAATATATCAGGATACCAAATTGGAGATACTTTTAGCAATCGTCAATCCAAAATAGTGACACAAAACAATGGTCTTTGTATCACTTTACCAAATAAATTGAAGCAAGAAAAATTAACAAGTTTAAAAAATGGTGCATTTGTATCATTAGAATTTGATCCTCCAGCATCTGCTGTACAATTTGCAGTGATGGCTTCTACAATTGAACCCAATAGAAAAGATGCGTTTAGAATATTTTGTGATGATAAACCTATAGAAAAAAATGAATTTTACACAGGTCAAGCGGTTAATTTTGCTGGAAACACATTTTTAGCAATGAAACAAACCCCTGATTATATTGGAGCGTCTGATACGTTGATTAAATTGGTTCGACCTGAACAAATAAAATGTGTTAGAATAGAATTTTCCAACTTGGATGGAAATCCTCGTGGGGGAAGATTGGTTCTTACGGATATTTTGATTAAATAATTGTTTCGTACTTATAAATGGAAACTACTGATATATGCAAAAGAGATGAATTTAAAAATGATCCCATGTGCAAAAATAAAAAGTGCAATATATATGAAGATATTTTTTGGGCAATTGTACTCATAGCTATTACTTTTTTTTCAAGAATATGGTATATGATTATTGATAGAGGATTAACTTACGTCTTTGGAGAAGAAAAAGACAACTACGAACTCTTATTTTTAGGAATAGTTTCTTTTACAATTATAATTATTTTGTCTCAATGTTTTGATGTGGATATACGAAGAGGATGATTTCTTATTTTTCTTATTACTAAAAATAAGAAACTACTTTTTTACACATTTGTAATCCTTTGTCAATACCCCATTGTATGAACCACAATTTTTATAACGATACAGAGCGTTAAGATTTCCAATAGCTAAAATTGCCAAAATGACAAACAGCATTTTTATATCATTCATTATAAAATATAAATTTCAATTTTATTCATCATTCAATATTTTGAGATATTTTTCGTGCTTGGCTTTTGTAGCTTCTTTTGTATCTTCCTTCTTTACAGCAAGACCAGACTTTGCATTAAAATAATATTCTTGTTTAGTTGTGTTTGTTACTTTCACTGGTTGTAGAGTATCAACATCAATAAATTTTGATCCTCGTGTTTCCACTGCTTTTTTCAATGAATTGTCTGACTTCTTTTCATTTTCGTCAAGCCAAGCAACCAAGTTAAGAAATACAGCTTTATCTTTTTTATCTCCGCAAATCATATATGTATCATTATAAAGTTTATCATCTTCCTTTTTTACAATTTCACGAGAAGTTGCCCAGTTAATATAACCGTTATTTTTACGTGAAATGACTTTTTCCAACATATTTTTAACTTTCTTATTAGCTTCTTTACCCCATTTAGGAGGAAGTCGTGCTACAGCCTCTTCCTCGAGCGGAGGACCGACTTCGCCGGCTTGTTCTGCTAGCCAATCAATTATATGTTTTTCCTTTTTATCTTTTCCAAGAGGTCCGCCAATGCGTGATTCTCGGGCAAAATGAAATTCACTATGCTGAGTCGTTTCTTTCACAATTTTTTGTAGTTTTGTGTGAACAAAATGACCATCAGGAACTCCTTCAGCACAAAGTGATAGAATCTTTTTGGCTCTGTCTTTTGAAAGACCTTCGGGCATATTGTCTAAATCTCTTTCATTCACAGGCAATTTAACATTCAAAAGAACTAGAATTTCATCAGGTGTCATCTTCTTTTTTAGAGTATGTTGTGACAGCATGTGTGCAAAAATACGCCACATATCTGTCACACACTCTGAAAGCTGATCATTTAGAGAATCCATTGTTATTTCAACAAATTCATTTGATTTTTAATTTCAATTTTTAATTTTAAAATTGAAAATTATAGTGTAAAAATGTTAAAATAGAAATGATAGTAATTTTAATTTGTTGGTATGGCACAATTAAATTTATAGATTGGTGTGTAACTGAAAATATATTGCTCAAAATTAAGTATTTAGAACGAATATATGAAGATGAATTAAATGAAGTCCCGGAATTGAACCCTTTTCATTACATTAAAGGTGCTGATATATATAGATATTATTATGCTTTAAATATTAACCCTATATGGCATCTGGTTGGAAACGGGTATATAACATGGAGATTTTATGAGCAATTAAAACATAATCTAGAAGAATACACAAAAGATGATTATTAGTTTAATTGATGTATCATTTATAAATGCCATTTGCATACGGGGCTATTATTAGCTCGGATTTAAAAAAGGAACTCAGACAAAAACAATGCACAATTAATATTATGCACGCAATGTTATCTGGAAAAAAAAGTACTATTTGCAATCTTCATAGTTTAAATGAGCTTCACAGCCCACATTCAAAAAAATATTTTATAACTCGTATAAAACATAACACTTACAAGATTGAATGGTAATTTCATATTTAAAAATAATATGAAAACTTTAATTAAACTTTACTCTAACATAAACTCGCCAAAAAGCCTCCAATGCTGAAACTTCAGCAAAATAACCTCTGCCGCACTTTATTCCTTTCCAACTTGTGCAATTCATCAAACGATCCCATACCTTTGTTTTGAATTCTTCACGACTTTGTTCATACAATTCTTGATTTTCAAACTTTCCAACAGTTTGACATTCTGTTAGCTTATCTCCAATACGGCAAATATTGTAAAGTTTGAGATCAAATGCAACATACCCACCATCCCACTTTCGATCAAGTTCTGAAAAAAACTCATCTTTACCTGCTTGAAGATTAACTAGAAACCCGGCTAATTCGTCTGCAGTAAACAAATTAGCCTTTGCACATTCCAATTCTTCAATATACTCACTTTTACCACTCTTGGCAAGTTGTTCGCAAATCAACAGAGCAACAAATCGATTATGAGAACGAGAACGAAATTGCCGAATATATTCATCAGAATAGGTGATTAGTTTAAACGATTCAATAAGGGGACCACGATACACAGTAAGCAAAAGAGGATGACCATTCTTCACTTCAAGCGTAGACCCTTCCTTAAAATAAGGATGGAGAGAATCGGGAGTTGTTGAAACTTCATCACATTTGAAAAGAAGTTGTGGTTCTTGAATAGGCGAAACAGGTGTAGGCCAATTTTCCATTCCTGGACCAATAAATGTTTGTGAAGAACTATCCCATACAATTGTTTGGATGATATGGGATTCTTCATTTTGCATTTCTCCAAGAATATCATTTTCCTTGTGACGCATAAAATAAGAAATGCACAAATGTCCTGATGTTGCTTGGAGAANNNNACAATCTCTACAAACATTTCTCCAAACGTCTTATTTTCACCATCCTTCCAACGACCAAGATGTCCAGAAAGATTCTTATATGTGGCAAGATACCAGACACGCGTTGAAGATTTAAAAAACGGCTCAACATAAGGGGAGCGTTCAATAGGAATTGAAAATAGGCGCAGACCTGTTCCATTTTTAGCTTCAGTTACAGTCCAGTAACAATCAGTGGGAGGTGTAAGATCGCATTTTATAATTTTGCAAGTAGTTGTGCCATAAAATCCGCGGCAAACAGCAACGCCATCAACAAAAAAAGTACCAGTTGTTTTATCGTAGTTCATTTTAAAGATATTTACAAAATCAATTTGATTTTTCAATTTTTCACAATTTATTTAACCAAATGGATAATATTACAGCACAGTTACGAATGGTTGCCAATATGAAAATAACATATACTATTCCCCGAATAATGTCAAAACGATGATTGAATTCTCCCCAACCATTATAAGTATAAATGATAGCTTCAATATAAAAAGGCAAAAATAAGAGATTTAAATATATAAAATTAATTTCCCAATTAAGTATCGCCAAATATATTAAAATATAGTGAATTGTTTCAGGTTCAAACATGTTGGCAAAATAATTACTTTAAAAATATTATTTCATTTTTTATATTTCAATATATAAAATGTCCAAAACAGTTTACGTTTGGAGAATTTGGTGTGAGACTGATAGTAGATATGAATTTTGGAAATTATATGATACTGATCCTTCCCCCACAACTTGCCCTGTAAATACGGCTCATACTGTTAATTTAAATGACGTAACTTTAAGAAATATCATAAACCAAAGCCAAGTTACAATTAAAGAAGAAGATGTACCCACTGGTGGTAAATGGGCTGCTCAGTCACATTGGTTTTATGGAGCCACTGGTGGAGTATCAGGACCAAGTGAAACTGTAACACAAATAACTTGGGCCCATGATGTTAGTGTTTTTAATGTTCAATATAGAAGCAGGGAAGAAAATGAAAGAGATCAAGCTCATTTATATGTTGAGACTAAAGATGCTGGTTTTGGAGTGGGTGTAATTGGAACAATAACAGCTGATGCACCAACCGGCGCAACAGGAATTACAGTTAGCCAAACAATAATAGATAATATATTAGCTGCAGATTGGATTGCATTAACTGATGGCATAAATACCACTGATTATATTCAAATATGTAGTGTTAAAAAAGAACCCAGAATGTTAGAATTGACGGCTCCAATGCCTTATTTTTTCAGTGCTGCTTCACCAACTTTTGTAAAATTTAGACGATATGTCATGAGAAATTACAATCTTGGTCCTCCCAATCTATATCAATTAGGTAATGGTAAAAGTGTTGCTTATATTAATTATGATTCAACCAAATCAAAAGAATTATTTGCTTATATTGAACGATTGGAATAAATTTCATAATACAAAAATTATGAAAAAGTTAAAATGGTACAGTAACCGGCCATGAAGATGCATCAATACAGCCAACACCTCCACTAACACTTCCAACCAAAGTAGATGTAGCAGGATTTGTTGTTCGATCAATTGTGTAAACAGATGTTCCTGATGTTATTTGACCGTATAAAATAGTACCATCGCAATTGAACGCCATTTGTCCCGGAGTAACCACACCTAAACTAAATACTTCTAAAGCTAATCCTAACGTATTATATCTCATATCATATGGTCTAATATAACCAAATGTTCCATTTGTGCTTATGATATATATTAATTTAGAATTTGGATCCCATGCAGTATCTCCAAAACTTCCTCCAGGTGGCGAATAAGGAGTAGTCAAAGCATTATTTGTGTATAAATTTCCTCTGCTTATTTCTATGATAGTTGGAACGGATCCAGTTATATATGGTAAAAAGCTGATTCTATAAAAATATGATGGCGAAACATCATCTCCAAAAAACCAGTATTGTGCTCTGTCATTATCAAAAGTACCTCCACTAGATGAATCTAATGTTCCTGTAAATCCAGGTATTCCAGACAGTCCAATCGATCCAGTAAGACCACTAACAGGATCCCAAAAATTCAAAACATTGCCACCCGAACATGATAAAACTATACCATCAACATTATTTGTTCCAATCCCATTTCCGCCTCCAGTTGAAGTCAATGTTGTTTGGGTTAATGTTGTAGTATTTATACCATATACTGGGCCAGATGCACTCGTTTCAGTTATTATATATCTATCTGTTGGTTTTGAAGTTTTTATACATATATTAATTGTTCCAACAACACTATTACCAACATTATCAAGTCCAGTATATGTAATTACATCTTGAGTAGTTGTATCGGGATATCTTGGTATTCTGATATTTGGTGTGTATACTATTTGTGTTCCTGTTGGCCCAGAAATCGTTCCATAACACGTTCCTGTTCCTCCCACAATTACAATAGAACCAGCGACTGCAGGCGAAAGATCTATTGGACTGGTTGGAGTTCTCATTAAAGTCATTGCATTTTTAACAACACATACAGTTCCAGAACCTGCTCCAGTTGGACCCACAGGACCTTGAGGACCTGCTGGGCCAAGACCTCCACAACACGCTTTGATTGACATGGCAGAACCAAATGCAACAGTTTGTAATGTCGCAAGTGTACCTTGAGATCTCACTACTCTCAATCGAAATTGGTCGCCTGAATTTATATTTAAAATTACTGAACCAGAAGCAGTTCCTTTACCAAAAGCAGTTTCTCTGTTATAAATAAAAATATCACTTCCAGTTACGCCCATAAATCCACTTCCAGTGTTTCTTTCAAGAAATGCTCGCGATATTGAAACAGGGCTATTTCTTGCCCCATTTTCTCCGTTAATTACACCATTTCCAGCAACATTGCCCCAACAAAAAGCATCATTTCCAGACACAATAAAAGAAAACTCTCTATCCACGCTGCTTACTGAACCGAAAAATCCTATAGTTTTTATTGTGATATTAAACACAGTTGAACTTATAATGTCATAATTACAAATAGAATCATCAATTGCACTTCCATTCCAATCACTTGTTATAGTAACACTATAGTTTGTACCTTCTGGATGAGGCTGATCCATTGTAATAGTATAATCTCCAACTCCATTTCTAACACCATTAAATCCGATTCGATTTTCATTAACTCCGTTAGCATTGACATCTGTGCTAACTCTATAATTTATGATTCCAACCAAATCACTATTAACTGTTATGACATCACTTGCTAAACTAAATGGTCCAGTATTATATCTTATTGTATCTAAATTTACAGTTATTGCTGTTCCAGTAAATGTTTGTCCGCCAGCTGTATCGTACGCATCAATAGCATCACAATCTGTGTCAGTCAATACCCATTCTCCGGTTATGCCTGTTTGACACCAAATATATTTACCTGTTGTTCCAGGAGAATTAACATATGTAAAACCTGTTACTCCATTTATAGATAAATATGATTGATCGCCTGGTCCTGCGATTTCACTAATAATTGAACCAGTCGATCCTTGTGGTCCTTGAGGGCCGGTTGCCCCTCTTTGCCCTGTTATACCTTGTGGGCCTTGTGGACCTTGTGGTCCAGTATGACCTTGTGGGCCTTGTGGTCCAGTATGACCTTGTGGTCCTTGAGGACCTTGCGGGCCGGTGTCGCCTTGCGGTCCTTGTGGGCCGGTGTCGCCTTGCGGTCCTTGTGGGCCTTGCGGGCCGGTGTCACCTTGTGGTCTAGGGCCGGTGTCACCATCAACACCTTGTTGTCCGTCTGCTCCAGTTGGACCTTGTGGACCTTGCGATCCAGTGTTACCTTGTGGGCCTTGTGGGCCTGTAGGGCCGGTGTCACCATCAACACCTTGTTGTCCGTCTGCTCCAGTTGGACCTTGTGGACCGGTGTCGCCTTGTGGTCCTTGCGGGCCGGTGTCACCTTGTGGTCCTTGTGGGCCAGTGTCGCCTTGTGGTCCTTGCGGGCCGGTGTCGCCTTGTGGTCCTTGCGGGCCGGTGTCACCTTGTGGTCCTTGCGGGCCGGTGTCGCCTTGTGGGCCTTGCGGGCCGGTGTCGCCTTGTGGGCCT